CAACGAAGCAAGAGCTCGCCACCCTGGCCGTGCGCTTCGTGGAGCAGGTGTACAAAGACCTGCACGGTCCCGACAAGTATCAAAAGGCAGCCGAGTGGTTGGCAGCCAGGGCACAGGAGCACGGTTTAAAGCTTACGGCAGATGAGATTAAAGGGCTGATTGAAGCTGCCCTACGCCAACTCAAAGATGCTTTCGGGAACGAGTGGGCCAAACAGCTACAATAAAACGTATGCCCCGGCCTCTTAACCGGGGCTTTTTTATTCTTCCAGGACTTTCAAATACTGATTAAGTACGTTAAAATATCGAGGTAAGGGTACATGCCTCCCCTGCTCCCAGTTGCGGAGTGTTTTCGGGTCCACGCCTATAGCCAGGGCCATTTCCTCTTTCGTAAGGCCATGATATAGACGGGCTTTGGTAATACGCTGGCCCAGGGTGTTCTCTGGTAATTTTTCAAAACATCCCAGGTAAGCGATAGGGACGCCCAAGGCTTTGGCCAGTAATCGTAAGTTAGGCAGCGCAGCATTGAACTTATCCGCCTCCAAATTCCCGATGGCAGTAACGGATAATCCGGTAGCTGTTGACAGGTCGCGGATGGTCATATTCTTCGCTACCCTGGCCTGCCTTAAACGAGCGCCGGGGCTATCTCCTGACCATTGGTGGCCCAACAACCACGGCGGCATTTTTGCCCGCCGAACCACAGAAAGGTCAAGGATATTCTCTGCACGCTTGGCAGTTCGTGTAACAACCTTGGAGAATGTATATCGAGCGGTAACTACTGCCCGGGGACGCCCATTGTCTCCTGGTTTTGTATCTATAATTATTTCCTTCACCAGTGCTCGAACAATTTCCCGACGCACTTCAAATGGCGGATTAGCCTCCAGTTTTGCCTTCAGGTCGGCAAGCAGTTCCTCGGCAGAATTAAACTGCTGGGCTAGCCCTTCCTCAGCCTCGATTTGCTTTTCCAGGTCACGGGCCCGCTGGTCCAGAGACGCCTTTTCCCGGGCAATCTGTTGCAGCTGCTGTTCTACATCCACACTTCCAATAATGCGCTTTCTGTAGAGGTCGAGAATGCTTTGTTTCTCGGCCTCTTTTTCTTTTGCGGCGTTCCTGACCATTTCCAGTTCTGCGGTCAGGGCCGCCTTTTGCGACTTCCTTTCCTCCATGCTGGCGGCCAGTTCCTTAATGGCGTCACCCGGGTTATTGATGAAATCCACGCAAGCCTGCCACACCATGTCCTCGATCCATTCCTGAGGGACGTTCTTTGATGTACACTTCCCGTCTAGTGGGCCACGGTAAGCCGTTTTGCCGCCGCAGACGTAGTAAGCCTTAGGTTTTCCTCCAGGGCCACCGTAGGCAGTGCCATGGTAGGTCAGACCGCAGACCCCGCACTTGATAAGACCACGTAGCAGGTATTGCCGCTTGGCATTCTTCATGGCCTCCAGCTGGTTGTCCCGCAGAACCTGCTGGGCTTTTTCCCATGTTTCTTCGGTTACCAGTGCAGGAACTTCCCTGGGTATTAGCTCGCGCTTTTTATTGGTTCGCTTGCCATAGTAATGGATGCCTTTGTAGGTAGTGTTCACTACCATGTTCCGGATTCGCCCGGGCCTCCATATACCTGCGGTGTTGACCTTGCGCTTTCCTCGTTTTATTTGTCGACCGTCCTTAGTGTAAGACGGCGGCACACCCAGGGCATTCAGGTAATCAGCCACCTTGATGGTGGAATAGCCCTGGTCTGCAATAAGGCGGTATATCAACCGCACCACGTCGGCTTCGCTCATGTCCATGCCAGGGAGCGGGTCCTCGTTAATCTCCAGATATCCTTCTTCGTTGACCCGGTACCCGTACGGCACTATACCACCCAGCCACTTCCCCGCGCGGGCGGCACGGTTGGCACCGTACCACATGCGCTCAAGGATGGTCTCGCGCTCTAAATCGGCGACACCGGCCAGGATGGTCAATAAAAAGCGACCATTGGGGTCGCCGGTATCAAAGGGTTCAGTCATGCTGCGGATTTTAACGCCATGCTGCTCCAAATCATAGACGGCATTGAGGATGATGCGAGCCGACCTTCCCAGACGATCCAGCCGGTATATTAGGAGCAACTCAAACCGGCCGGCCTTGGCGTCCTCCAGGAGGCGACGTCCTTCATCCCTCATTTCCAGGGGGATTGTTCCTGTCACACCATCATCTCGATACCACTCCACTACGTCTAGTTGGTGAAGGTCACAATATTTCCTGGCAAATTCCAGCTGGTTCTCAATGGTCCCGCGTTCAGCCTGGTCCTCACTGCTTACGCGAGCATAGACGGCTACCCTCATTTTTTCACCCCCTTGTATTTCAGGTATTCCGATAAAAACTGTTCGATCCATCGTTTGGTCTGATTATATCTTTGCTGCAGTTCCTCGTCGCTCAAATCCTCTTGTTTGGCGTGATATAAATTACCGGTGCGCTTGCCACTTCGCGCCCTGTCCAATTTCCTACAGATAACCTCATAACGATAGTGGTGAACGTAAAGGAAATGGACATGGTGGAACTTCCTGCCCGTCCAACGAATAAACCGTTCAAACGTAGGGTCATTGTCACGCTCATTGCTGTAAATAAGGCAATAGAACGGACGTTCTTTGAGTATGTGGTTATAAATATCCACATATTCCTCCCAGCGGTCAGTCTTATCCAGGAGCTTCAAGAGAAAGTCGAGCAGTTTCATTTCGTATTGCTCATAGACCTCTCTTTTAAATGCAGCCTTTTTGATTTCCAGATAATGAAGCAGCATGCCCACCGTGTTAAGGGCACGCTCATAGTCCCGTGTGGCCATAACCAGCCATTGAACTGCTGGCCACACTGGGTCAGACAATAAGACCTTGAACTTTCTCTCAAAGTCCTGATCCAGGACTAAAGAATTTTGCCTATCCATATCAGATAACCTTTGGCCGCAACTTCTCTCGAATGTCCGGCAGGGCCATGCGGAAGTCCACCATGTCCTCGGTCACGTCGAAAAAGTCGGCCAGTTCCCAGCGCTCATAAATACCCTTTCTAAAGGCAAGGCGGAGCTTGTCCAGGGGCATCAGATACAAAGCCGCCCAGCGCATAGCGCGGTATTCTACCCTGCTTACCTCCAGGCGGTCGTGGTAATGGAAGTACGTTTTGGGAATAGCCACCCCGGCAGTGGTGAAATGGTGTCCTAGTTCCTCAGCCAATACGCAGCGGAAATGGGCTCTGCTCTCAAAAAGAGACCTTGCCAGCCCAATAACTGGAGGCAACCCTGGGAAAGACCAATAAACCGCCTCCAAAGGCGGCCGAAAGTCCCAATACTCAACGATGATTCCATGCTCGTCCGCCATTTTCAGTAGCGAGAACGGCATGGTTATTCCCTTCCTTTACCATACTTCCTTAAGATGAATTCCTTGAATTCTTCGAGGGACTTCCTGGCTTCCTCGGGCAGTTCAGACATTGGGTCATCTGATCTGTGGGCGGCTATGGTCTCTGTTTTACCTTTGGCATCGGAAATATGGCCTTGCTTATGCTCAGTTCGGCCAAGGAGATAGTCAACGGACACATTAAAGACTTCGGCTAAACGAATTAACGTTTCATAATCGGGCTGCCGCTTACCTGATTCGTAAAATGAAACGGTCGATTCCCCTATTGATAACAACTTCGCTAGCTCGGCTTGGGTTAACCCCTTTTCTTTTCTAAGTTGTCGTAATCTTTTACCAAAGTTCATGGTTATCACCACCTATTAATATTATACCTTGCAAATAGCAAAGTTTACAGATGGCAAGAACAAACTTTGCAAAAACGAAATTTTCTCTTGACAAAGTGCAAAGTCGAGTTTATAATCGAATTAGAACTTGGCGAACAGCAAAGTTAATGGAGGTGATGGCATGAATAAGCTAAAACAATTCCGCGAAGAAGCTGGTTTAACCCAAAAGCAAATTGCTGAAAAACTTGGTGTTTCAGAAAGTTACTATTGCCAGCTTGAAAACAACAAGAGACGGATGTCTTTGCAATTAGCATTAGACATTGCAGCTATTCTGAAAAAAACGCCGAATGATATTTTTTTACCCAGTAACTTTGCGGAACGCCAAGAACAAAATAAAAATTCGGATGCCTTTGATGCCACTGGAACCGAATGATTGGAGGTATATCTGTGCACGACAAGGTGTTTGAATACGAGAACCACTACGCAATGAAAAAGAACCGTATCAAAGTACTAGAAAATAGCCGCTTTACATGCCAATACTGCGGCGGGACTGCCACAGAAGTTCACCACAAAGACGGATCTAAAAATAATCACGCACCAGATAATCTAATTCCAGTTTGCCACAAATGCCATATGCAAATTCACGCTGACGAAAATAGCGCTCCACGATGGGACACTGAAATGATTTTAGTTGCCATGATGCAACATGGGTTAAACAAAGGCGAGCTTGCTGCGCGAGCAGGCATTACTCGCCAGACTATAACTCGGCTACTAAAAACGGGCTTAACCAAAAATAGCACCATGAAACGAATAGCGAACATATTAGGATATCCAATTGAAGCATTTCTCTTACCGAAAGAGGCCTTTAAACTCAGTCAACTCGAAAAACGTGCGGCAACTATCAACGATATCAAGCTGGCTATTGAATGCAAACTGGAAGCGGTACAAGACCCTGTTCTTCACAGACGCTATCACATTTGGATCGCCAACGATATTAAACGGCGTTTTGGAGTCAGATCATATTTTGATGTTCCCAAAGAGCGCATCGACGAAGCTATCGAGTTTATTAAACAGTGGGCAATTCCCGGTACCAATAATCAAGAGGCGGCCACCACCGAGGCCGTAAACCAGTAGCGTAAAGGAGGTGATCCCATGTTAGCCCAGGAGGCAGCCACTCTTGCCCGTGCAGAAGCCCTTGCCCACATCCGGAAGGCCTCCTTTGTTAGGGAACTGGCCACCATCACAGCAGGGTCGAAGCGGGACAACTGGCCGGTGAAAATTAAGGTTCGCGCTGGCGAGTATTTCGAGGTCTCCGGTCGTTATACAAGATTTGAACTGTACCTAACCGAGACCAATGCCGGTTATCTGGTGTCAGTCCCCAATCATAACAGGTGCGGTCACGTGCCTGCAGACTGCAGCGCCTACGACGTCATGGACTATGTCGGGATTGAAAACCAGGTCGATGCCACTACTTTGGCGGCGGCTATTCGATATCTGGTGTCCGCAGGATTAGCGTGCAGTCACCCTTCGCCATCAATGCTACCAGAGAAAGATGGTGATAAATAGCCGGCCGGCTCTACAAATGGGACAGCTCGAAATGCCCTAACTCTACTGGGAGGAGGTGATAGGGATGTCAATCGGGCAGGCTCTACGGGAAGCCAGGGAGCGACGAGGCTTGACGCAGGAAGCTACCGGCCAGGCTGGTTACATCAGCGGGAAAATGGTTTCGGCCATTGAGTGTGGGAGGCGGGCAGTCGGGCCGGACGTGCTGGAGCGGCTAGCCACAAAACTGGATTATCCCAGGCTTTACATGGAAGCAGCAGCCGATGTCACAGGCGGTGTATATGCCTCACCTTGGTTAGACGGTGACTGGGTGGACTTGCATCGGACAAGTGTCTGGGCCAAGACCTGCGAGGAACTACAAGAAGCCATTAAGGTTGTGTCGGCGGCCGACGTTGTGAACGCCCCGAGCCGGGCCGATGAAACTCACCGCCAGGCTATTCACGACAGCATGATCCAGGTCCTCGACGCCAGGGTAGCCATCGACCACTACCTGGCGGTTATGTGCGAGGAATATGGCTTCAGCATTCTGGCGGTTTATCAGGAACACCGCCAGAAATTAGAAAGCCGAGGCTATATCAAGCCCCGGCCAAAAAGAAAGAGCGCCCTGTAAGCGCCCATCCGAAATTATCCTACCCCTATTGTATCACGCCTAACAGGCTGGCACAAGAGGGGAAATGAAAGGAGGCCCGCAGAGTGGCCAGACAACCAAAAGATTTTGAATATCGAGCTGAATATGATCCTGACATGGCCAGAATGGTCAAGGCCCTGCGGGTTCTCCTGGACTTCAATCCAGGAAAGGAGAAT